CTCTATTTGATTAGCAAGGATGCTAAGCTCCTAGAGAGTATCTTTATCGTTGGTGGGGACAAGCTTAAGCAGACAATGCTTGGCTTGTTAGAGGGGATGGACTATATTCTATCGAGCTCACCTACACACTTGGCTCGCCGTCTAAGGAAGCTCGTTTGGTTCCCTGATAAAGAAGCTAAGACTAGGGTCGTCGCCATTCTGGATTATTTCAGCCAGACCGCGTTACTCCCTCTTCATCGCTATCTTTATAAAGTACTAAAACGAATTCCCCAAGACTGCACCTTTGACCAGGGTTCCTTCAAGGAGAAGATTAAAGGTTGGGATTACTACGCGAGCATTGACCTTGTCAATGCCACTGATGTTTTCCCTATAGCCTTTATATCTAAAGTCCTTGAGGGAATCCTTCCCGGCCCCTTCGTCAGAGCATGAGAGTATATTATGGTAGGACTACCTTTCGAGTTCTCTTTCCAGGGAAAAGTGGAACAACTTTTCTATGGGCGGGGGACCCCAATGGGGGCCTACACGTCATGGGCAACCTTTGCGGTTGCGCATCACTACATAATCTACTCCTGTTGCGTTGACTTAGGGATTGCTTGATCTACAGCTAAGTATGTCCTGTTAGGAGATGATGTCCTCTTTGGAGATCGTCTTTTAGCAGAGGCCTACAAGGCTAAGATCAAGGGTCTAGGTGTATCCTTTTCCCTCCTTAAAACGCACGAATCGACGCTACTCTTAGAGTTTGCGAAACGATTGTTTTATAGGGGGGTCGAGATTACACCCTTTCCGATGCCCGCTGTAGCGATGGTACGAAAATTCTACGAACTCGTGCCAGTTCTCTACGCGGAAACAGGGAGGGGGTGGGATTTCGCTAAAGGAGTGAGTCAGGCTATCGCGTCCTTCTACCAACAAGTTCTTGGCTTCAATGCGAAGTACTGCAAAGAAATCAAGGCCAAGTCGGTAGTAGTGGAAAGTCTCATGTTGACCATGAGGGGCGCCCAAACGGCGAAAGACTGTCTCAATGCAGTCTATTCGGCAGAGGGGCGACCTATTCCTAAAAGCTTAACTGAACAGCGATGTGCTTCGCTAATTAGTCAAGCTGCTATGGAATCTTTTCAAAAGTCTATACTGGATTTCTCGGGGAACCCCGAGAATCCCAGACAATTCGGGAAGATAGCCGAGGCACTCGGCCTATCTCTCGTTTCTTCAGA